GGACATGCTTGAAGAGCAGACCAATGGTGTGTATGCCACCCCTCAAACCATTACCGATGTGTTGAAAGTTTCACGCTATCAAGACAACTACATGGATGCATTCACTGTGTTCAACCGCATTCAGGAAGGTGTTGTTCGTGGTAATGCATTTGTTAAGAGCTTGTCTGAGAAGCACCCCAATGGTGTGACTCGTAAGGCTCGCCCTGTTAACAGTGTGAAAGAAAACATCCGCATCAACTCAGAGTTGTGGAACATTGCCGAAGACATTGCCTTCGCTTAAAGATAACGGGGGAAAGCGGATGCTGTTGGAAGACACTCAGCCAAGTGATTAGGTTCATGAGGTGCAGTACCAACAGACGCAGCGAGTACCCCACCTATACAAAGGAACATGTATGTTATATACGAAGGCAATCGTCAAGGGTTACACCACTAAAGAGTGTGATGAATTCATGGTCAAGATAGAACTTAATTGTTTAATGACTGACAAAGATTTAGATGCGTTCTTAGAACCATTGAGAGAACAGTTTAATGAGATGGGTGATCCACTCCATTTCAAAATGATATTAGAAGCACAGGATATTTAATGCATCAAGATAAAGCAATTGGTATGTTCATGGGTCTGTTCATTGGTGATGCACTGGGTGCGCCATTGGAATTTGTTAGACCACATGAGATGTCTAAGACATTGACAGAGATGGAGGGTGGTGGTGTGCATAACACTGCAGTGGGAGAGTGGACAGATGATGGGAGCATGAGCGTAGCTATCGCTGATGCATACATTACAAGCAAACGCTTTGACCCTGAAGCCATTGCCATGAACTTCAAGATGTGGAAAAAGACTGGACACTTCGGCACTCGCAATTATGTCTTTGACATTGGACGTACTTGCAGTGAAGCCATTGATCGCATCACAGCAACACAACCCTATGCAGGTAGCTGTAGCTATAGCTCCAGTGGTAATGGATCTATCATGCGAGTAGCTCCCATTGTGCTTGCCAACCACAACAACATGCCTAATGCTGTGGCACAGAGTGTTGCTGTGTCCTTGATGACACATGGTAATGCAGACACTGTGCATTACATTGCAGGGTTTGTGGCTGAGCTTATGTCAGGCAGAGCAGAAGACAGCTTCGACTATCTCAAACACTTCCGTGATGTGTATGCATCAGGTAGCATTATGTATACATACAACATGGCATGGGAATGTGTGAGAGAAACCTCAAGCTTTGAGAAAGCTTTGATCATGGCAGTGAACAAAGGCTATGACGCTGACACTGTTGGTGCAGTGACAGGTATGTTGGCAGGGCGTAAGTATGGCTTGAAAGGTATACCCACTAGATGGCTTGACAAGCTAGTGAAGAAGGATGAATTGATTGATATGGCTGAAAAACTTTATGCACTGGGAGGTGATGATGGAAAAGAATGATATGGAAGCAGCGTTCCCCGATCAATACAAAGATGGCATGACTCTGCGTGACTACTTCGCAGCTAAGGCTATGGCTGTGTTGATGACCAGCTCGTGGAGCATTCCACATGCTGAAGTGGCAAGCAAAGCTTATTGGTTTGCTGAAGAGATGATGAAGGCGAGGGAAAGTAAATGACTACAGCAAATGCAATACCAGAACAAAACCAAGTAGAAGAAAAGAAAAGGCAAGAGGCTTATTGGAATGAACAATACGCTTGTTTAAAACTGCCAGAGCGCTCTGAATGGTCTTGCTATATGTTTGGTAATAATCCAAAGACAAACGATGGCATTAAGTATACGCCACTAAAAGGACATGAACCTAATTGGTTTGTTAGATGGATGATGAAAGTTTGTTTTGATTGCACATGGGTAAAGGAGTAACAAATGTTTTATAGACAATGCAACACCTGTAATGAGCGATGGGAGATTGGAACTGCAAGCACTTGCAAATGTCCTGATGAAACACCTAAGCGTGAATGGATAGGACTGACGGATGAAGAAAAGCAAGAATGGATTGATGCTATGCCGTATGACATCGAGCCTCGACACTGTATGATTTTAATCAATGTCTTAGAAGCCAAATTAAAGCAGATGAACACATGACACCACATTACACACCAGAATATTTAATTGGCGTAGCGGCTTGTATACTTGTTGGTGTTATTTCCTACCAAGTAGGCTACACACATGCACAAGAAACCTACCAAGTGTCTACCAAGTTTGTCTGCCATGAGGAAGTTGTATACAAATGGACTGGTGGTTATTGGTACAAACTGGGAGAGTCTTGTAAGACTGAGGCACAGATGAAAGGAATGACATGACTAAAGAAGAAGAGATGTTACTAAGGCAGCTAGCTGCAGGTCAATGCACGATACAGAAGGTGGTAGATGCACTAGGTCCACTGTCTCTGTGGTCTGACAAGGCGCTAAAGGCAGAGATAGATGAGGCAGTGAAAGCAGAGCGTGAGGCATGTGCGAGGGTATGTGAAACACTGAGACACCAAGACTATGTAAAGGAAACATACGAATGGATTTCAGCTACAAACAATTGTGCAGATGCTATTAGAGAAAGAGGACAATCATGAGTAACCTACTACGCATACCACCTAGTGTGACAATGACAGCGGAGCAAGCCCTGTCGTCTGCACTAGTAGATGCTGAAGACTTGACTGATGTTCTCATCATGGGCTATCGTGATGGTGAGTTGTACATACGAAGCTCAAGACTTACATGTGCTGAGGCTTTGTTCTTAGCTAACAAAGCCATGCGATGGGCAGAAACTGGAGGACAACTATGACAACAAAGCTACACAAAGAAACTGTTAGTGCCATTGAGAAGTGGTGTGCAAAAAAGAAGTGGAAGCTATTAAGAAAGCCAAGCCATGTAACTCCGCAAGCATATGTCGTTGGACATGCTGCATCGAAGTGTCTTATCGTTGCTCGCTGTTGGGCTAACAGCGAACCACAAACAATGGAATGGGATAAGAAATATCCACTAAAAATTGTGAATGAGTTTGACGAAACATTGAAGGCAGGTGATTGGTGTGCAACTGCTTATATTTGTACACAAGGTTGGCAACAAACTGTGGCTATCCCTTTGCCTACTAAAGTAAAGGAAAACAAATGACACCCACACCACAGCTACGCTTCATCGAAGTAGTCAATCCCGACACAGGGGAGAAGGAAATAATATTGCAACAATATCATTATGCAGATCACCGTTATGAAGAGAGTGATTGGTATGATGTGCCACTGGTAAAGGTTTACAAATGACACTGCCTCGCTATGTAACACTAGCCAAAGCTGCCGAAGGCATAATCAAATATCGCTACAACCCACCACAGGATGCTGTTGATGCAGGGGTGGTGGCTAGGCGTGTGCTTGGCACTGACAAGTCTAAAGCCTTTGCTTTAGCTGAAGAGCTGAATGCACAGCTAGACAACTGGCGTAAAGAACTTCGCTATCTTAAGGACATCTCAGAAGATACGAAGGTTGTTGATCTTATCAAAGCGTATAAGAACAACATCACTTATACCAAACTTAGTATAAAGGCACAGCGTGACTACATCTACTATCTACAGGGATGGCAGGACAGTAAGGCCAATGGCATACCTCTGTATCAATGTAAGCTAGGCAGCTTAGTCACTCCGCATTGTCAAAAGATATATGAACAACATGCTGAGCACAGTGTTAGCCTAGCTAACCACACCTTAGCTGTCTATCGCTTGCTCTTCAATTTTGCTATTCGTCATGGCTACATCACACACAATCCATTCAGCAAGGTGCTGAGAAGATCAGACAAACCTCGCAGAGTGGTGTGGACAAGGGAAGATGTTAGAGCATTCATGAACACAGCTTACAGCACATTCAAGTGGCGTAATGTAGGACTCATTGTGCAGATGGGCTATGAATATGGACAGCGTATGGGTGACATGCGTAAGCTTAGATGGGATCAGGTTGATCTAGAGAAGGGTGTGTTGCACTTGGAACAAAGCAAGCGTAGGTCTAGGGTGACTATACCTACAAGTGCAGGGCTGTTAGCTATGCTGAAGCAACAGCATGCTGAGTTTGGGTGGCAGCAATATATTGCACCATCCAACAATCCCGATAGGAAGGGTGGCCTATTGCCTTACAGCTTGTTCAATCTGTCTAGAGTGGCTAAGCAAATCATGACTGAGGCAAGTCTGCCCAGTGACTTGGTGTTGCAAGACCTACGAAGGACAGCGATAACTGAGATGGTGGAAGCTGCCATTCCTTTGCCTAATATCATGGCTATATCTGGACACTCAACACCACAAAGTCTGACACCTTATATTAAGAATACCCTACGCAGTGCGACAATAGCACAGGAAATGAGGGGAACACTTGACTATACGAAAGACTTAAACTATAACTGAGTACACCTACATCGTTAGGAGTACTTAGGAGAAGTTAATGAGAGAGTGTAAGAAGTGTAAACAACTGCTAGATAGTTCTTTATTTTATAAAGATTCCTCAAGGAAGGACGGACTTAGATGGTGCTGTATTTCATGCACTAAAAAATCTAAGAAGTTATTTCGTGAGAATAATAAAGAACATATTAAGCAGCAGAAGAGGCAAAGTTATTTAAAACATAGAGAAAAAACTCTACAAAAAAGAAGAGATAGTCCTGTTAAATATAAACAAAGAAGAGCGCAACTTCTTTTGACATATAAATTAACAGAAAGTGACTACGATAGGATGAGAGAAGAACAAAACTTTAGGTGTGCTATTTGTGAGACACATGAACAAGATGTTAAGAGAGGGCCATCAGCTTCTGTTGAAACATCTTTACATATCGATCACTGCCACAGCACAAATAAAGTTAGAGGACTTCTATGTATGAATTGCAATAACTTGTTAGGTAAAGCTAATGACAACACTAACATCTTACACAAAGCAATTGATTATTTAAAGAGGGAGCTTATATGAGATACAGATGTTCTAAATGTAAGCAGGTGTATGAGAGGGACAGTGACAAGGCTTGGATAAAAAGCTATTGTACTAAGACAGATCAATATGCTAGATTGATGAAGGAGAAAAGAGTTATGACATTAAATCAAATGGAACAAGAGGCAGTTGTTGTTGAACAACTTGAATGGCTTCTTCAGTATGAACTTAAGCATGATGCTGAAGACCAAGACTGGGAACTTATCAATGCATTAACAAGAGTGTTGAAAGAATTTAAACCAATAAACTTTGTGGAGGAAAAGTCATGAGTGCTTGGCTGATTGCAATTGTTGGTGTTGTCTATGCAGTGGTGGCAGTGGAGCTGCTACTCAAGGGTAACACTGGACTAGGCATAGCCTTTGTTGGTTATGCACTGGGCAATGTGGGACTGTATATGGAGGCAGCAAAATGAAAGAAGCCTTACGCCTTGCATTGGAGGCGTTGGAATGGCAACAGGAGATGTTGTACACAGCGATGCAGTATTCAGCCGCAAAAGGTATGACATTTTTAGGTCATCCACCAAACCCAAACGAAGCCATCACCGCCATTAAAGCCGCACTAGAAGCGAAGGATGAGCCATATGCTTTTGAAGCGTCTATGTATTCCAATGACAGAGTAAAAATTGACCCTGTAACTGGAAATGTAAGCATTGGTACACCAGAGCGCATATTGGTAGGTCTGACGGATGAGGAAGTGTGGGAGAAAGTTGACATGCGTGAACATGCAGAAGGAAATCTTGGTATTGGTACAGCGCCCCCACCACAGCGCACATGGGCAGGGCTGACGGATGAGGAAATTGACAAGGCGTGGCGTAGTGTTGACTACACAGTTCCTTGGGATCAGCATCGTATTGACATTGCCCGAGCCATTGAAGCCAAACTCAAGGATAAAAACATATGACTATTTACACAGACGAAGACGATGAGTTTGAACGCATTGCTAGGGAAAACAAAATGAAGAGCAGTGGTATGAGTTGTTGTACATACGATTGCATTCAAGGCCGTGATTGCCCTGTGCGTACCCGAGCATTAGAAGAAGCTGCACAGGTGGCTGATGACTGGGATAAGAAGAACACACTCAGTAACTATGGGCGTTGCATTGCTCAATTAATTAGGGACTTAAAGAAATGAAAAACTGGTTCATCAGCACATACATCATGACTGTGTGTTATTTACTTGGGGCATTCATTAACTGGGACTACAACGCAGGTAACTGGTCAGAGTTTGCTAGGTTTTCTGTAGTGCTTTTGTGGGCTTTTATCTGCGGTTCTTGGATTACTTATGAGGTGAAGAATGAAACTGCATGAACTAGAAGACCTCATCATGGCAGCATGGATAACTAAAGAGGACATCGACTCCATCCTGTGGGTGTTAATGGACAGAGAGAAGCAACCCGATGAAGACGAACTTGCCAATTTATTAATTGGACTGCACACCCTTCACGATGCTAGAATGACTAAGCTGTTTCATGGATATGAGCAAGTGATTAAGACAAACAAAATAACTTACAAGGGCTATGACATTTCTAAAAACCCATCTACCTTGTGAGACATGTGGTAGCAGTGATGGTTTGTCCATCAATGAAGACATGTCCACCAAATGTTTTGTATGTGATAAATATACACCCGCAACTAACAATGAAAGACTTGAAGTGATTGATGTAGATATAGACATGAAAGACACAAGCTCTTTCCTGAAGGAATACAACGAAGGCTACAGTGTTAGCGTAGCTGATAGACGCATTAACAAAACCACAATGGAACGATATGGTGTGGTGAGAAGCAATGGCTTCTATTACTTCCCCTATTACGACAGCAACTCACAACTGGTGGCAGCTAAGCGTAGGGAAGTGAAGGACAAGAAATTCACAACAGTGGGGGGATGGAGCAAGGGTACATTGTTTGGACAAAATCTATACCCATCCAATGGAAAATATCTCACCATCACTGAAGGTGAGTTTGATGCACTGGCTGCATACCAATTGACAGGTAGTA